CTCCCTGGATAACCTTAACTACTCCAAACTCTCCGTTTTCTCTAGACCATCTTTCAACAAACTCTTGAGCATTATACGGGTCATATCCGAAGCATCTTACATCGTAGTCTTTTTGAATGATGTACTCATCTAAATCTTCATAGACTTCCATCATATTAAGAACTATGCCTTCAAGAACTATGAGAGATCCTTCAGCCATAAAATCATCATATTTTTGTCTCATTGCTTGTGGGAGTTTTCTAAGAGTATTACTAGAAATATAACTTCTGGTCTTGATACCAAAACATCCATTCTTAAGAGGAAACAGAAATGTAAACGCACAGAAATCGTCACCTTGAGAAAGGTCTGCACCAAGAGAACATGGCATCTGCCAATATTCCTTCTTTCTATGAGGAAGAGTTTCATCATAAGTAAAGAAGTATGTATAGCCTTCCATAGGAATGCCAAATCTTTTAGCTAAAATATCATTTCTTGCTTGTGGCGCGTTCTCAGCCCTTTCAACATCAAGCTGATAGGCTTCATAACTAACTGTCTTTCCAATATTAGGATTAGCTTTAACCCACATTTCAGGTTTTGCTACTTCCTCAAGACTATCAAGCTTATACCACCAGATTGAAACATGAGGAGCTTTGTATTCGCCCTTTAAAATAGACTTAAGCTCCATTTTGATGTCATCACCAGGACCATTTCGCACACAACCTTCAGAACTCATGGCAATAATAAGATAGTCATCAATTTTGGATGCCGACTGTTCGACGGCTGATACTACATCTTCTCTAATATCACCTGAAAGCCACTCATCAATTGTGACATACTTACATCTATAAGTCTGAAGCTTATCGATGGTCATTGGTAAAACTTCAATGATAGAACCTGTAAGAAAATTTTCAACACCCTTCTTGGTTGAAGCGAGCTTTTGTCTATTTGCTTTAGAACCTGTTGTATTTTGAAGGCTTCCTTCGGTTAAAAACTTAAACAATGGTCCTCTTGACCTTACAATTGCAGTTCTTATTGGAGCAAGCATTTCTTCGCCCTGCTTCATTGTTGGTGCTGTTGTAATTCCATGTGTTGTATCGGGATCAACATTAAGACCATAAGATTGATGACATGAGCCATACATAGATTTTGCAGCACCACGAGCAACTATAAGCCATTGCTTTTTGGTAAGTCTTCTTTTTAAAACTTTTCGCTCATATCTTTTGGTATCTGGATTGTATACCGATCTTTCTTCAAAGTAGTACCATCCAAATATTTCCTCAGCCCAAAGTTTGAATGAATCAAGAAGATATAAATCATCTCCATCTGTAAGGGTCATTTCACTTTCATTGTATGCTATCCAGCCTTCAACTGGTTCTGGATCATAGTAAACACCAGGATTAGCTATAAGATCATCAATCCTGTTCATTTCAAGCGAAATTTCATGATTTACAGGTATTTCCCCTCTAAGAACAGCATCTCTAAACTGTCCATAATAGATGGGAACTGCTGTATTGGATAACATGACTATAACTCCTTATTTCTTAGCAACCTGTTTCTTTTTGTCGTTCTTGAACATACTTGCTATTTTGTCTGCACCCTTATTGACTAGACCTTTTTCTTGATAATTCTTTGGAGTCCATATTGGGGTATTAAGAACATCTCTGGTTTTTCTAACAGGTTCTATTCTATCAAGACTTTGAGCCCCGCCTTGAATATCTGGTGTATCTACAAATTCATCCGCTATATTGTAAGGCTCCTTCTTCTCTTCATAAATGTATCTATCGCCTTCTTTTCTGATGTATTTATGACCTTTTTTCCAAGAAGTGCCTTTAGCTGAATGTTCTATAAAATCATTCCTCATATTGCTACTCCTTAATCATCATCGTCATCGTCTTTCTTCTTTTTCTTATCTTTCTTTCCAGATTTAATCTTAGGCCACTTTTCAGACTCGTCCTTAGCTATAAATGTGTTATAGATGTCTGCAGTTGTGTCGTAGAATTTGATACCCTTTTCAGCCCAGTTGGTTACTTTTCCAACTGTATCCATCATACTATCAATTTTCTGCATTCCTGTTTTTTCCGATTTACTAACCATTTCTTTTAATGACGCTTCATTTCGGATTCTATTTAATGCACTCGAAATTTCCTGATCAGTAAGCTGTTTTCTATATTTAAGGACTTCTTTAGGATCTCCAGACCTTAAGATTTGTTCTTTCTTTTTTGAAAATTCATCAATTCTTTTTTTCTCTTCAGCGTTCTGTTTTCGTATTTTTCTAGCCTTATCAAGAGCCTTCTTTCTCTGCTTGTTAAGTTTATGCTTTTTAATTGCCCCGGAAAGAGATTTTGTCCAGCCAGCTTTTTTTTCAGATGCTGAATGCTTATTAGCATCAAGTGGATATGGGGGACCATTTCTTTGCCCATGCTTCTGCCCAAGGATTCCGTGATGCTCTAAGTAATTTGATTCGAAATCATTTCTCATCACTTTTCCCCCTATTTTGAATTGTAATCGGTTGCTGAATTGAGTCTCCACTCAAGTTCAGATGATTGTTCTTTCATAGTATCAATCAGATAAGAACTAGCTGTCGAAATGTCAAAGTAAAGCCTAATCTGCAGAAACATATAGCTTTTGACCATGTTCAGAACTGGTTCGTTATCTGTATAACTACTCCATTCGGTGGAGTCATCACTAATTGAAAAGCCACCTGCAGGTCCTACTCCCATTTGCTGGAGTTTTGAGAATACAGTATTTATATGAATGATTAGGTCTGTATCAAAGTATTCGTCGGACCCTAGGAGCTTTCTTACAGATCCTAAAATACTGTCATTGCTCGTTGCCATGGCTTTTCTCCTTTAGATTATTTTGATGTATTTCTTCATTGCAAATCCGTTATTGTCTTCATCATCTTTATCTTTTCCAAACAGACGAATCCTGAACCATTCGCCGTCTTTATTCTTAACCGGCTTCTTTGGATCAACAACAATAATCTTTGTACCTTTACTTAGTATTGCAATCTGATTGTTTGCTTTCACTTCTGGTTTCCTTCTTATATTTAAGTAATTCTCAACACCATCAATAACAGCTTCAACTTCTTCTGTTTCTGCTTCCTGCTCTTTGATTTCTTCTTCAACCTGTTCTTTGATTTCTTCTACAGGCTGCTCTTTTATTATCTCTTCTTCAACTTTTTTTACTTCCTCATTTACTAGAGGAGTCTTCTGAATATGATTTCTTTCTCTTCCCATTGTGTTACTTCCTCCAAGGTATAGTATCGTTTGGTATTCGCTCAATAATTTCATCTATTAGAAGTAATTCTTCATCTCCATAATGAATTGCATTATGTGTTCTTCTTGAAACACAAATTACATTCTCAGGATCAAAGACAGAATCGCTTCTATTAACAACATCTTCTATAGTAATTGGATTAATGTGATGAATTATTGGAACGCCAGTAATTGAGTATCCACTTAAGCCAAGATCACAACCATCGTCTCTAATGATTATTTCTCTTCGAAAGCTTTTCCATTCTCTTGATTTGTATAAAACCTGATTTAAGTATCGCTCATTACCAAATGTAATCTCTCCAGCTTTTCCACCTAGCTTTAAATACCTATAACGTTCTATAAACGATGGAATCTGAATGAGCTCTGAATATAATTTGATGCTATTCTTCATTACTTCCTCTATACTTTTTCATGGCTTCTATTGCATCCATGTAAAGCCTCTCAACATTCTCTTGAGATTCAATTGCAGATGTCTTTGCTGTAAGAAGTTCATTTTCTCGTTTAAGTTTTTCGAGTTCCAACTCATTCTTAACAGTTCCGAGCTTTAAAAAATGAGTAATTACTTGCGATGAAGCTGTTCCATCTCGAAGTTGTTGCTCTGCTCTATCAAGTGCAAGGGCAATAAGTTGGTTTTCTCGTTCTTCAGGTGTTGCTGCTGGGTGAGATTTGCCTTGGAAATTAAAACCTTCTTCACTTTGAGAAGGGTTTTTGGCTCTTCTTCCCATGTTCTTTCTCCTTTTAAGTACCTTTTAGCTATTTCTTTCAGAGATTCATCGAACTTTCATAGTCTTTTACTAGGCAATCTATATAAGGAATGGAATAACGATGTGGGTTTTTCAGCAATCAATATATAAAGAAAGGAGACTATGTCTCTGTGGGGTGAGACGTCAACTAGAGGAAAGGATGAATCTCCGGAAGAGGTAGCTAAAAGGCAAATATCAAATTTTCCTCCGGGGAATTTCCGAGG